GCAGTCTCCAAAGTTCTTCGCTCCATCTCTGACTTTGAGGCGGCCAAGAAAAAGCGCAGCGGACTTAAGGGTGGCGGCACTAGTACGTGGAACAAGTAGCCAGCCTAGTGCGTGGAACAAGTAGCCACAATGATATCGAACGATGTAGCGAAACACGTGCGCACATTTGCAAAGCATTTCCCTAAAACGGTCAACTCGATTTCGGTGGAGCGCATGAGCCGCTACATTAGAGATGTCGTCCCTGAGCCGACGCAACTCGCGGACATCATCGCAGAGGTGCAGCGTTTGTGGAATTTGCGCACGCACGTACAAAACATGTGCAAGACGAACCGCGGCGTCCCGCAACGTACGCCCCCATGGTACGCCATTCGCAAGCTCGGTCTCACGGCTAGTGACTTGGCGCAGGCGAACAACGAGGGGGACTTTGGCAACAGGAAGCAACTGCTCTTGAAAAAACTAGGCGTCGTACCGGACAATATGAGCGCGTTCGGGTCTGAGATAATGGGGCACGGCACGATGTTTGAGGACATGGCGCTCCGTTGCTACCAGGCGCGCAACGAGGATGTTCCCGTACACGACTTTGGTCTGCTTGTTTACAAAGACATCCCACGCTTTGGCGCGTCCCCCGACGGCATCACTGAGTGGGGGCGCATGGTGGAAATCAAGTGCCCCCCGAAGCGCGTCATGAATGGCACGATTAAGCGGCAGTACTTAATTCAAATGCAAGCGCAAATGGCGGTGACCGGGCTCACCGAAACCGACTTTGTGGAGGCAAAAATCGAGGTCCTCAACACGAAAGAGTTTCTAGCACTGACGGACGAGCCAACGACCGATGCGGGTGTGGGTTTACACTTTGTTAAAAATGAAGTCGCGGAGTACATCTTTAGCGCAAATCGCATCACGCCAAAAGAAGCACTCATGTGGGCGATGGCCGAGGGCGAGCGGCGGCAACAAGAAGACCCCGATTTGCGCCTCGTCCGCATCGCTCCTTGGCAGCTCACGAAGATGGACATCATTTTCGTGCCGTTTGATGCCGATATGTGGGCAACGTACGTTCCCGTCATTAACGCCTTCTTGGATGACATGAGCGCGGGAACAGAGCGCATTGCCTCGGGACTTCCTCCTTGGGACGGTTACGCCAAGAAAGAACCCAAGGAGTACAAAAGAAAGCGACCGAACATTGACTTTGAGGAGGACAGCGACGACAACGATGGGTCTTGCTAGCTAGCTAGAGCTAGTGCTCTAGAAATAGAGACGCGGCCTCTTCGATGATATCATTTTTGTAACTCTGGTTCTTTAGTCGAGCGGCAATGTGGAGCGCGTTCTCAAGCACCTTGGAATCTGTAAGGGTCGCGGACTCCGCATACGTCTCGAATGCGTTTGCAACATCCTCGCTTAGCTTGCGCTTAATGTAAAGGGCCGCTTCCTGGCCCATGTAGAGACCCCTATCCGTGCGCGCGCGCCAACCCATGGGCGTACGATACACCCAATCGTCTTGGAACATGATGCGCGCGACTTGGGCAACGTGATAGTGCGCGAGCGCGCCGTGCTTGGACGCGGTCTCAATCGCAGTTTGCATTGTTACTACGTGTGTGGCAGGTGTAGGTAAGCATCTTCATCAGGTCTCTAAATCTATTCAAGTTGCCAGGTTCCATGCACATATTACATTTTTACAGCGCACTCGTCTTGTATGTTGGCACTAGGGTCGAATTTGTCAAGGACGGTCGGACTGCGCTCGTGCACGCGATAGAGAACGCCATAGTTAATGAACTCTTTCTTCTGCCTGTCCTTTTTGTCGCTTGGCCCAAGGCACGTCGCGTCGTACGGCTTGCTCGTATTCAAGCAACCGCACACGTAACCTTGGTGGGCAGGGCATTTGAGCTTGCAAATGTTCTCTGATGTGCTGTGCTTCATCCAGTAGCCGACGCAGTCTTTGATGGCTTGAGCCTCGCTCTCGGGAGACATGGGGCGAAGCTTCTGGGCGGGGTCGTAAAGCGGGAACAACATGTAAAAGTGCATCGCGACGCCCTCTTCTGACTTCATGGAATGCAGGGGCTGGTCCTGGACGATGTCGCGGAGAATCACGGACGGGCTGTGATTGTACTCCGCTATGTTGAACGGCTGCACGTGTATGACGTGGCCATCGCCCGCAATGCCGGTGCGGAAGTCGCGCCAATACGGTGCTTGGAACATGAGGACGTAGACCGGGCCTCTCAGCTTGTGCGCTTGGCCGTTTGCGCGCCGCACTTGGTCGAGGTTATTGGTAATTTCCGCAAGCGCGTCCTCAAAGGTGTTCGATTGCACCATGTGCTTTGTGACAAGGAAGCCAAGCGAACTTATGTATGCCTGCATCTGTTGCTCAAAGTTGCGGTTCGGGTCCTTGATGCCGATGCATGACCGGTAAAGGAGGAGGTCCTTATGGTCCGAGAGCGCAGCGTCAAACGTTGATTGGAAGAAGCAAAACAACTTGGGGTTGCTCTGGGCCAGTTGCGCGCCGCTCACCCGTAGGGATGGGTCAATGACCGGGTAGCCCACGCCAAACGTCTCTTTTTGGCGCATAAACGTTGATGGATATATCAGCGCGAAGAGCAGCGCCAACACCAACAACGTCCCCGCAATCTGTTTTGCTATTGCTATCATTAGCACTCTATCAAAAACAAGGGAAAAATAAGCCTAGTACGCTTAGTACGCTTTGACACGCTTGAAGTTAGCGAAAGGCTCTGGTGGTGACGAGGAGCCAACCGGCGACCCATTCATGCTAACCGTGCCCAAAACATTGACATCGCCTGTAATTATCACACCGCTCTCCGAATTGATGTTGAGCTTGCCGGTTTCATCTAGCCGCAAAGTGGCTCTGGTCGTGCCCGACGCATCCGTCAATGCCAAGTTTCCGCTCGGGTCAATGCGCACATTGCCTGCGTTCATCAGGTTCATGCTCGAAGAAGAGCCCACAATCTTGAGCATATCCGTGGTTGACGCGGGTGCACCAATACCGAGAGGTTGAGTCACCTTGACGGGCGAATCCATCACGATTCCGCGACCGTCTACGAGCGCCTTGAGGAAGGTATCACCCGAAGCGTCCGGGAACTGGATGCACGGGCCGTTGTTCGGGGCGCAAAAGCGGGCCACGTTGCTGGTGCCGCCCACCAAGTCCTTGGCAGTGAGGCCGCTGATAAAGCTCGTGGATTGAATCATGTCCAGGCGCGGCTTGTCGTTGGCACTGAGGAGCGCGTTCGCTTGGTAAAGCGACCGTTGCGTGGCATTGTCCGGCGAGAACTTGAAGAACCGGTCGACCCCAGTCATGATGCTCTCTTGGCTCGATTTCAGAGTCGTAAGGGAAGCTGCGTTGCTAGATGCGAGCGTGTTGTAGGTGTTCCAGATGTCCTCGTTCACCGTGTTCACTTGGTCGACGACGTACTTGATGTTCCCGAGGCGGTTGGCGCTCTCGCTCGCGACTTGTTTGTTGGCCTCCTCCGCCTTCGTTGCAGCGGCCTTCACATCAACCTCCATGCCCGTCTTGTGGTCCTTGAATTGCATCCACAGGAAAATCAGCGCGCCCGCCGTGCCCAAGACAATCAGAAGCGTAAATATGATGGCAAAGATGCTGGTGCCACCACCGTCACCGTCCATTGTCTTATCTATCTATAATCGGCACATAAATTACTCATCACCGCTCACAATCGCAGCAGGGTCTTTTTCTTGTTGCATCCCAATGTCGTCGCCATTGGCTATTGCCGCCCCCACCTCGCCTATGTCCGGGCTCCCGCCACTACTTGCGGACTTGATGTGAATAACTCTCACTTCATCGGCATCATCGGCTTGCTCTACGGGCCCAGATGGCACGATACCATCCTCAATGTCAGACAGTTGTTTGGCTTCGCCTTCGCCACTCCCTCCACCTTGCTCCTCTTCTTCTTCCTCCTCTTCCTCCTCCTCTTCTTCCTCCTCTTCCTCTTCCTCCTCCTCTTCCTCCTCTTCCTCCTCTTCTTCCTCCTTTTCAGATGCCGATTTCTTAGTGCTAGTTTTACTTTTACTCTCACTTTCAACGGCAATTTTAGCGTCTGCGTCACCGTCATCAACTTCGTTTTCGTATTCATCTTCCGGATGTTGGGTCAAGTCAGTACGCATGCGCGCTTGCAAGCCCATGGCCTCCAACTCTTGTATGAGTAACTTGAACGCATAAGGAGTGTGCACGACAGCAATGTCCTCGCTCGAGCAAGCGCGGCACTCTTGCAAAGGCTTATCTTGAGCAACGATGCCACACGCCCGACACACGTTGTATGAAAAGTGGTCGCTGCGCTCCATCATGCTCTCTTTCAAGAACTGCGACAAGCCGTGGGCGAGTACCACATCGCGCTCCATCTCACCGATACGCAAGCCGCCGTTCGCACTCCGACCCGACGTCGGTTGCCGCGTCAACTGGTCCTTCGGGCCGTCACCGCGCGCATGAATCTTGTCGGCCACCATGTGCTTCAGCCGCATGTAGAACGTGGGCCCGAAGAACACGTCCGCGCCAATCTGCTCCCCCGTTTGCCCATTGTACATGACCTCATTGCCGGCTGCCTCGAAGCCGTGCTTCTCAAGCCGTTTTCCAATGTCGTTGAAATCCATAGGCACAAACACCGTCCCATCTCCAAGCGTCCCTTCCATAAGGCACAGCTTCGCAAAAACGGTCTCGACCAAATGACCCACCGTCATGCGCGAGGGAAACGCGTGCGGGTTGATAATAATGTCGGGCACCATGCCGTTTTTCGTGAAGGGCATGTCCTCTGCTGCGAAAATGCGGCCGACAACACCCTTCTGCCCGTGGCGCGAGGAATTGCCAGTCCACACAGGTTTGCCGTTGCGCCGCACGTAAAATACATGCGATGGGACTTCGAGGCAGTATACGTTTCCGGTATACTTTTTGACACCCTCTACTTGTATTTTTTGAGTGTGAACATGACCGTGATTTATAGTTGGTTGACACTTGGCTTTTACAATGTGTGCAACCCATGAATCATACTTGGTTGTTACAGTTCTTCCGTTAATTTTCGTTGTGTGTCCCGCATAATATCGAATTTTAACATTGCACGCCCAACCGGCATGTAGTGCAAGCCGTTGTACATCTTCAATCAACCCTATAGAGCTGGAGTAGTATAGGTCACTTTTAGTTTTAGTAACCGTACCATCACCACGACGAAGCCCTTCATAAAGAACTTGACATTGTCTTTTACTTAATTTCCACACCCATTCGGGAAGACGTTTATGTGGTGCACCAACACTTAATGGTAAGAAATATGTTGTTAACTGTCTATTCGCTATCTTGACCTTGTCTTTTGAGCCCAGTATTGGTGAATGTCCCAACTCTCTAACAAGTTGAATTAAGCGCTCTTTATCGGGTGGATTAACTTGGCAAATTTCAACAGTGTGGTCTTCAGACAATGTCTTTCTACCTGGCCGCATGCGCGAAGAATGGCGAGCCCACCCATCGGACATCCAAAATCCTACAAACTCCAACCATGTATCCATTGGTAGGGGGAGTGCCTCATGATTGCCAACGGCAGGAAGCACGAATTGATAATCTTCATTTGTGTTTATTGCATTTTTTTTGTAGGACACACGTTTACCTTGAATATTTTTTGCTTCGTACAACCCATAAACATTTGAGTTTCGTAATTTTACATACATATTATGATTCATTGTTGTGCATAAATCGATTTGTTGGCTTTTAATGTGATACATGTCTTCATCAACACAATCATATTTATATAGTTGAAGCGGTTTTGTATATGCAAGGGCACCATCGTTCAAGCTGCACACTTCGTGGTCCAGCGTAACATCGGCAATAGGAACCCACCCTTTTGTGGTTAAAACATCGTGGTCGGGTGTAAGGCAAAATTTATCGCCCAACTCTGGTCTGCGAATTTTGCGGAAGCGAACTTTTGCAGTGCGATACGAGTTCGCGTCCGTCGGGTCCGCGTGCGACACCGCCACCCTGTCGACGCGACCGTAGTGGTGCACGTCCGTGTAGCGACTGATGTTGGTCGTTGTCTTGCGCTTGACCAGCTGCTTCGCCACACCCCTCGTGGTCTCCACAATCTGAGTTTCCTCTTTGACCATTCCCATCACGGCCACCTTTCGGCCCTTTGGTATGTAAGAGCCTTGGCGCACGAGGCCATTGTCATCGAGCAGATTGTAGTCTGCGAATGCCACGTTTTCGACTCGCGCATTGTGGGTCTCCAACTTTCGCTGCGTGTTCAGAATGTTTGCAAAACGCGCGACGGTGTTCTCGTTGAGCGAGCCCTCGTGCCCAGTCATCGTCTTGTAGGCCGTGATTTGAAAGAGACCGCGGTCGACAGCGGCCTTGTTAATCATCACTCCGTCTTCTTGGTTGTAGCCGCTGTACGTCAGCACCGCCACTATCGCGTTGAATCCGTTCGGCATGTTCATGTTGCGCGTGTAATAGGCGCCGCGCGTGTTAACAATTGCGCGCTCGGGGTAGTGCATCACGTACGCTGCCGTGTCGAAGCGCTTGTTGAAGTTGGTGGCATAGACGCCCACGGCCTGCTTCGTTTGTGCCGCGTGGAAAATGTTGCGGGGCGCAGCATTGTGGTTGGCAAACGGGATGTTTTGAGTGACGACCGACATGAGCGTCGCCGGGTGAATTTCCGCGTGCGTGTGCTTCACTGTCAAGTCTTCCGGCTTGAGTGCGATGAGCGCGGCGTTGACCTCGTCGATGTCCAGGTACTCGATAGAGCCACGCATGTCGTGCAGTTTTGCCCACATATCGCTCGCATTGCTATCTTTGCTCTTTGTACCAAACTCTGGCAGCGTGCGCGGGTCGGTGTAAGACTCATCGTAGTAGCGCTCCGCCGTCTTTCGTTTGGCATCGAGCAGGCTACCGAATAGCCAATCGTACCAGTGTTGACTTAGAGAAGGCGTAGCAACCTTGCCGTTTATAACGCGCAGCAGCGGCCGGCACACGCGCCCCGGCTCTGTCAGGACGTGGATTTCGTTGCGAGGAATATGCCAAGCAATGGACGCAAACGCGTTCACGAGCCCACATCCACGCAAGATTCTGAAACGTTCCACAAGCATCGGCGGGTCCGCGTGGCACCCGAACCACGAGCCGTTGACAAAGACGCGGCACAAGCGCTCTGCCATGAAGTTGACGTACTGCAACTTGGAAGTGCCAAGGTCGACGAGACACTTGCGAATGGCCTCGGGGGATGTGCCGAACGTGACTTGCGCGAGGAGAGCAAAATTCTTCAGGTAGCCTATCGCCGCACCGTCGGGGCTCTCGAAGGGACACATGATTCCCCATTGCTGGGGGTGCAGTCGGTGCGGACTCGCCATCTTCACGGTCGGGTCCAAGTCGTTGTTCACGCGCCTCACGTGCGACAAGTACCCGATGTACGAGATGCGCGTGAGGTCTTGGACGATGCCCTGGTCGGGGTCCATGTCCTCTTTCAAGCCCCACGCCCCCTTGAGCGAGCGCCGAAAGCTCTCGGTCATGATGCTCGATGGCAGATAGTAGTGGATGTTGTCCTCGCGAATCAGGTCCGTCATGTTGCCTGTGTTCTTGTAAGAGCCGTAGTGGTACTCGCGGTCGAGGAGGCGCCGGCACAAATCACGCACGCGCGCGTACGCTTCTTGAAAAAGTGTCGAGAGAAGCATGCCGGACACGTGCACGCGCTTGTATGCGTAGCTGTCGCGGTCGCTTTCCGCGCGGACGTTCAGGTGCACGAGCATCATATCGTAAATCAAGTGCCCCAAGTACCGAGCCTTGCGCTTGAAAAGGGCGCGCCACTCCATCGTATCGTCATTCATGTTGGGAAAGAGGTCGTTGGAGAGCACGTGCTGCACGTAGTCCAAGTCGCGGAAGTACACGCGCTGCTGGAGATTTTGCCACACCTCGTCGCGCGTGAATGAGCCGTATTTTGTTGCCGCGTGCGCGAGCGATGGGCGCAGGAATTGCAAGAATTGCGCGGGTGTCTCGTCCGTAATGGGACCTCCCAAAATGTGCTCGAGAATTGCCTCGTCGCTTATCACGCCGAGCGCGCGAAACAGCTGCGCGAGTGCGATGTCGCCATTCACGCCCGGCACGGTCACCCAAATCGTGCCCTTGGGCGGCCGCGTTGAGTTGGTGCGTGCGCTCGCAGTTGCATCGTCATCGCTATCGTATTGTACTTTTTCGATTGGGCCTCGCGCAACGCGAAAGTAGGTGGTGCGCGGCACGAGTGCGGTCTCTCCGGTCTCGCCCGTGCACATGATGCGCGCCTTGCACGTGACATCGTCATCGTCGGGCGTCATCTCTACAAACAAACGGTTCGTGCTCATGCGCTCGGCGCTGATTATCACCTTCTCTTTGCCATCCATGACAAAGTAGCCGCCCTGGTCGTATGGGCACTCGCCGAGCGCTCGGAGCACGGGCGCGCCCTGCGCATGGAGCACGCATGCGTCGCTGTGCAACATGATGGGAATCTGGCCGAGGACGATGTCGCCGAACACTTTTAGGGGGGCAACAACGCCGCGAATGGTGTAGCGCACGATGATGTCCGCGAGCAGATTCATGTCATACGTCGTGTCCCGCATTCGCGCGTCGTTCGGCGTTAACAAGAGGGGAGAACCGTCGGGCGCCGCTGTAGTCGGGCGGTCCACGTGGATGTCTTTCCCCTCGAGCCCACCGACAAACACTTCGACCTTGAGGTCCTCCTCGCCAGCCGTGTCGTATTTTACCATGACAATGGGGTTGTATGATTTAATGGTAAGAGGCACGTGGTGCTTCAAGAACTGCCGGAAGCTCTCGATGTGATGCCGCGTGAATGGGTACGCGTGGTCACGAAAGTACGCATCTAACAGGTCCCACGCCGACTCGGAGTCCATCTCTAGGCGAAGCCGATATTTCTTTTTAAGTTATTTGGGGGCGGCCCAATAAACAAAAATCGATTGTGCATCCAACACTATAGCACGCGAACACACACACACACACACTCACGCAAACACACTCACGCAAACAAAAACAATGGAAGTGCAACAAATCAAATGGGATGATTTGCCGACCGATTTACGATGCACAATTATGCAAAAAATATCGCCACAAGAGCGACTCATGTTCTGGATGATGCATACTACTGACTGGCAAGGTCTTCGCGTTCACCAAAATGATAACCAGATGCATCGCATTGCGCAACTGTGGACCTTTCGCGATGCCACTGTAGAGTTGCGCTTGCAACAACATGTAGGGTACGAGGTCATGCTTTGTACAGCTGCGTACCTTGGGTATAGCGATTGGACGGAGAACGCGTGCGCCACGTTTCAACAACTTGCGTGCGAGTGGGCGGCGCGCGGCGGCCAAGACGAGGTGTTGCGTGACGTGCTCGCGGATTGGAGAGCGCAAGATGCACCCGATGGCAGTCGCATTTGGCAAGCCGCGTTGTCCAAAGATAGAGCTGATGTTGTGAATCTCCTCATATCCCTACGGCTTATGCCGAGGCATGCAAGTGGCTTTCGGGCCGTCGGTGCGTGCGGTGCAGAGGCATGCGCTCGCGCTCTATCTACGGCCAACGTGAAGACCGGCCATTACGACATGCTTGCCGGATGCTTGGATGCACCACAAAACAAGCTCTTTGAGGCGAGGCAAGTCTTTTACACTATAACACGCGCTTCGCATATAACGAATGACCGTGACGCGCTCTTTGACTTGCTGGAAGCGTCTATTACCACGCACAACCCAGAGGGCATGTGGTATCTGCGGTATTGGACAGAGGAGGCGAACCTCATTATCGACCACAACGAGATATTGAGCTACGTAGCGCGCCGTGCCATTGAGCGCAATGACATGGTACTGCTCGAATATATAGTGGACGGTGCGCACGACGGCAACTGGGAGCTCGCGGAGCCGATGCTGTGGGCGGCGCTTGCCGATGGAGGTCCCGACATTGCCGCGTATCTTCTAGCGAGCGGCGTTCCTCGCTCGTCGCGCGCCTATGATGCCGCGCTCACGCACCCCTTTCCAGCCTCGAGCGCGTATGTTGCGGTTCTTCTCGAGTACGGCGTACCGCTCGAGGACGATGTGTATGAGACCGCGCTTTACTATGCCGTGGAAACGAGTGGTCGCGAAGGGCCGCTCGAGCACGTTTGCCAATTCATGGACCTCGGACTCGCCGTCACGCCAAAGGTTATCGCGTGCGCGCAACACAGAGACGTGTACGAAGCGCTCATGAGCAACGTCCCCCTCGCTCAACGCCGCGAATTCCAAGACTACGCGTTCTATGAAGCCCTCGCGCACGACGACGATGAAAAGATTGCAATGTACCTGGACGAGATTGGCATTCCCGTTCCCGCGACGTTCTATCACCGATGCGCCATGCTCAAGTCTCACAACACATTCAACCGCTTCTGGAACCAGCGGCGGTTCGTACTATGCGGTGTGGATGGTCTCGAAGACGGCCTCGCGCACAATGACTACATATGCGAGCGCGTTTGTCTAGAGCCGCATTGCATCATCGATTGGGCGTATGTCATTCGTTTAGCGCGCGAACGTAATCAGCAGCGCACGCTCGAAGTACTGGAGGCTTTCATGGGGAAAAATATGGAGTGATAGAGGTAGAAACAAAAAAGAAAAAGAGCATGTTCGTCACTGGGCGCATCATCGGCCTGTTGATAATCACATTTTTTGCTGTTTCGACGCTCACATGGATTGATAAGTTAGAGCGCATCGGGTGCGCGTGCTCAAAGGGGTGGCGCCGCAAGGTCATCAAGGCATTTGCAATTTTCGCAATCGTCTTTGGCACGCTCGACTTTGCTCTTGCCATGCAACACACATCTCTAGTGCAAGTCTTTGGCATTTGGGCATTCCTCGTTTTCTCTCTGTTCGCGTTCGCATTCTACGTTACCTTCATAGTTGCGTCCATTTCATACCCATTGAAACTGAAGCGCGAGAAGTGCGAGTGCAGCGAGGATTATCGCCGCGCAGTCGTCATGGCTTGGGGCATCTACATTTGCGTGGCTGTTGGGTTGGGCGCGATTGTGGGCGCATTGGGTGCATTGCAAGGCATCAAGGCCGTGCGCGCACACAAAAAATGACTTAAATATTAAAAAAGTAAACGCTACTTATAATGAGAAAGTCCATTAGCACGCCCTCTATTACTACTTCGACATCATGTCAACAAAACAGACTTATTTCACGCCGCTCGCCATCTAGCACTTCCCTAAGCGCACTCGGGGACTCTAACCCAACGCCGCCGCCCGAACCCGTCAGCGTCGAGGCTCTCGCGGAAGCAATGGCTCACACAAGCCTCTCCACTCTTGGCGTTTGCACGGAGCTCTACGGATTCCCGAACGAGCTCTTAAGCCGACCCGATACAAGAGTCAGCGAATACGTCTCCTGTCTTTTGCAGCCAATAGAGCCCTTGGAGCCGAATAACGAAGAGTTGTTCAATGAATTGATGCCGCAAACACAAACACCACCATCGGTTTACAATCTCGAGCGAATGGCGCGTTGGTTCCGTGTAGAGCGGCGTAAGAAGCGGCGGTGGTCGTTTGTTGTTTAGCGCGCGCTACTTACTTCCCGTGCAATGGGCTATCTGTAATCGTGATTCCACAGTACGCTTGGGGTGCGCGCTTGAAGTCCTGGTCTTGGTAGATGCCAATGTTTAGAGATAGCGTGAGGAGCCACTTGAAATTCTCCCAAAAGCTCGGAGGGTGTCCGACTTCAATCGTGCAGATGTGCGCGACTTCATGCAGCGCAACAAACATCATGGTGTTCAAGTCCACTAGCTCATTTTTGCCATCGCGCGACCGCAAACAAAACACGATTTTCTCGCCCTTGTTGATGCTGTAGCTCGTATACTTGGAGTTCTCCGGTCCCTCGCTGATGCGGTCCGGCTTGAAGCGCTCGCTAAAACGCTTGCCGCGCGCATCGTCGGGCGCAGTCTTCTCCAGGTGCCGCATGAGGAGCGTGAGCTTTGCGCCAATGTTTGCCAGCAAATCGGCCGCATCTTCCTTATCGGGTAGCGCGCGCACCGTGTAAGAGTTGCCGTCAACACGCGAAATCACCGGCTCGAGGCCCGCGTTGAAGTACGTGTCGTATGCCATGTAGGCAATCGCGGCCCCGCCCGCAACTGCGGCCAAACCGCCGAGTTCCATTACTAGGACCAGGGAGAAAATTTGACTGGCGCTTTCGACTTAGAGGTGTGCAACATATTTAGGCTAACTAAGTGGACTTACCACAAAATGGACCTGCCTCGACCGCCCCTAGCGGAAGCCGAAGACGCGAATGCCAAAGACCTCGTCTTCCAAATCACGGATTGGTACATTCCCGAGGCCGACCGTGATTGGCTCGCGGGCCTCGACCCGGATGCGCCACCGCCCGTGTACGAAATCATCATGTACGGCGTGACCGAGGCGGGAAACAGCGTGACGGTGCGCGTGAAGGATTTCGAACCATACTTCTTTGTCAAGCTACCCCAAAAAGACTGGGGGCGGCCGGTGGCTGCAGTGCGAAAGCTCGAGGAGCACTTGCGCCTTGGCTCTGTCAAGCCGCTGTTCTGGGACAAGAAGAAGGCCGATTGGGCGCACAAGGATTGGGCATCGCGCATCGTGCCGCGGCGCCTGAGCGAACACTTGTGTTACGTCAAGTGCATCAAGCGCAAGGATTTCTGGGGCTTCACCAACGGCCACCAGTTTCCGTTTGCGAAAATCCGGGTCAAGTCGCTCGCGCTCTTCAACGCCCTCAAAAAATACTTTAACGACCAGTGGATTCTGAACACGGGCTATCAACCGTACGAGTCCAACATCGACCCCTTCCTTCGCTTCATTCACGAGCGGAACATTTCGCCGTGCGGCTGGGTGCGCGTGCCCGCCGGCGCATACACGGACGCGCCCGACCTCTCGCGCACGCAGATTTCGGTTGACGTCGATGCGGAGGACGTGCACGCGGTCGAGATAAACAAGATTGCGCCCTTGCTCATAGCATCGTTTGATATTGAGTGTACGTCCTCGCACGGTGATTTCCCGGTCGCCGTCAAAGACTACCGGAAGCTCGCGCAAGACCTCGTGGGCGCTGTGGTCGCTCAAACACGCGCGAACGCGGAAGACATCAGCGCATACTTGCACGCGGCCTTTGACCAAGGAATGGTAACGCCCGAAATCAGCAGAGTGTACCCCAAAACGCGCCCCGACCCCGTGCGTCTTGCGCGCGCGATTGCGGAAGTGGCACCGCCGCTAGCGAAAATGCTGGAAGCCGCCAGTGAGTTCGTGGTGGATTGGGATGCTAATCCTGAAGCCGACCCTGAAGATGAGGACCCGGATGATGAAGAGCCGAAAGTCTATGGCGGCGGTCGCAAGGCAACGGTATCGCAACAGCGCACGCGCCTTGAAAACGCGGTCGTCGAGCTTCTAGGGATGGCGTCGGAAGCAGGTGACCTAAAGCCTGGTGCGCTTTCGGCCTTCCCACTCAAGGGCGACCCTGCCATTCAAATTGGCACGACCGTCCACAAGTACGGCTCCGACGAAATCGTGTTCCGGCACATTGCGACGCTCGACACGTGCGACGACATCGACGGCGCCATCGTGGAGAGCTACGCGACAGAGGCCAAGATGCTGCTCGGATGGAAAGAGATGCTTGCGGAGCTTGACCCCGACGTGCTCATCGGCTACAACATATTCGGCTTTGACATGGACTATATCTGGAAGCGCGCGAAGGAGCTCGGCATCACGGACCGTTTGGGCGATGGCCTCGGCCGTCTCAAGGCGCGGCGCATTCGGAATATCAAAGAGCAGAAGCTGTCATCTTCAGCGCTCGGTGACAACTTCTTGAAGTATTTCCCGCTCGACGGCATCGTGTGCGTGGACATGCTCAAAGTCATGCAGCGCGACCACAAGCTCGACTCTTTCAAGCTGGACAGTGTTGCCGCGCAGTTTCTTGGTGACCACAAGAACGACCTGAAGCCGCGCGAAATATTCGAGAAGTTCGGTGGCACGAGCGCCGACCGCGCGGAGGTGGGCCGCTACTGTTTGCAGGATTGCGCGCTTGTGAATCGGCTGCTGCACAAGCTCAAGGTTCTAGAGAACAACGTGGGCATGGGCAACGTGTGCTCTGTGCCGCTCTCGTACTTGTTCATGCGCGGCCAGGGCATCAAGATTTTCTCGCTCGTCTCGAAAGAATGCCGTCTCAAGCAGATGCTCATTCCGGTGATTCACAAACCGCGGCCTTACGGTGTTGAGCTCGAAGACCTTGATTTGGGCGTCGGCTACGAGGGCGCGATAGTGCTGGAGCCGCAAGAGGGCATGTACTTGGACACGCCCATCACGGTTCTCGACTACGCGTCTCTATATCCCACGTCGATGATTGAGCGCAACCTGTCGCACGATTGCTTCGTGCTACCCGGCACCAAATATAAAGAAGACGCGGTCGAGGCGGGCGTCACGTTTCAGACTGTCACATACGACCTGTACGAAGGCGTGGGCGACAAGAAGCGCAAGGTGGGCAGCCAAGAGTGCACGTTCGCGCAACTGCCGCCGGACGCGAGCGGCAAGGAGCGCAAGGGCACCATTCCCGAGATTCTCATTAAACTCATCAACCAGCGCAAGAACACGCGCACGAAGATTGAGTACGAGACGGTGCTAACGCGCGAGGGCCTCGCGTACGCCGGACTCGCGAAGCGGTGCGACAACGGTGATATGAAGCTCTTTGACGTGGATTTGGGCGCGACCAAACACATTGATGCGTGCGACATCGTAGAAGTCAAACCCACGTACTCTAGCTTCGAGCAAGCGGTTCTTGATGCGCTGCAGGTCGCGTACAAGGTGACGGCCAACTCGCTCTACGGCCAAATCGGCTCGCGCACTTCCCCCATTTACTGGAAGGACATTGCGGCATGCACGACCGCAACAGGGCGCGAGCGCATCATGATGGCCAAAGAATTCGTGGAAGACAACTACGGCGCCGAGGTTATATACGGTGATAGTGTCGCAAGCTACACACCGGTTTATGTTCGTGTTAATGGTCGCCTCGATATATGCACTATTGAAGAGTTGGCTGTTCGTTATGGTGCAGGAGCTTGGATTCGATGCCGTGGAAAAGGGAGGCAAAGTAAGGAAGCATGCGAACTGAAAGGCGTAGAAACTTGGACAGAACAAGGGTGGACTGCTCTTCAACGTGTGATTCGTCACACCCTTGCCGCAAGTAAAAAGATGATTCGAATTCTAACTCACACAGGTCTAGTGGACGTCACAGACGACCACTCGCTTATCGGTCGCGATGGGTCTTGCGTTACACCCAAGAACGTCTCAGTAGGAACTGAGTTATTACACCATCAATTGCCACCCTCGGATGCCAATTGTGTAGTCTTTACAAAAGAACAAGCCCGTGTTATGGGCTTCTTCTTCGGAGATGGCTCATGTGGGAATTATGATTGCCCATCCGGTGCAAAGAGTTCGTGGGCTCTAAACAATGCTGACGAGGACTTTGTTGACAAGTACCTTGAGCTATGTGATGATGCCTATCCTGAGTTAGATTGGGTTGTTATGCCTACCCTTGAGAGCTCCGGCGTGTACAAAATATCCCCCCGGTCGACCAATTATGGAGACATTAAGGCATTTGTGACAAAATACCGGGAGCTAATGTACTACAGAAAAGCAAAAGTGATACCATTGGGTATATTGCATGGTTCGCTTGAAATCCGTCAAGCATTCTGGCAAGGCTTGTACGATGCCGATGGAGATAAAGATAAAAACAATTACACGCGAATTGACCAGAAAAATCAAATAAGTGCAGCGCATATCATGTGGCTTGCTCAAAGTCTAGGGTGGAGCGTATCAATCAATACACGTGCGGACAAGCCCAACATATATCGAATGACCGCTACAAAACAAAGTCAACGCAGAAATCCAATTGCAATCAAAAAACTAGGCGTCATTCCTTATTCGGGCTATGTCTACGACCTTACTACAGAAAATCATCACTTTGCAGCCGGTATTGGAAAGATAATTTGTCACAATACCGATTCTATCTTTGTTAGATTCCCTACCATTTCAGTCACAGGAGTTCCACTTACCGGCAAGGCCGCACTCCCCCTTGCAATTGCTGCCGGCCAAAAGGCGGCTCTCGAAATCAAGCGAATTCTACCCA